CTGATCTCCAGTCTTTTGGGTTATCCTCGGTGTAATGAACAAATTGCTCCGAGTTTGGCTCTGCCAATGTGCCTGTTTGTACGCCGTAACGTGTACCGCCGTTATGTCTGAAAGCTGGGCTAAAGTCTGTTATCGGCTGGACGGCCAGATTGTGTGTATGGCCAGTAATGATGTTAACCCCAGCGTTAAGCGAGTTAGCGCGACCAGCTGAGAACCCGCCTTTCCAGCGGTGCTTAATCATCGTATCGTCATTAATCCAATAAGACCAGCAAGGTTTCCATAATGGGAAGTGGTCTTTGAGTGTAAAGCCCTCAACTCCCTCGTACTGGCTGGCCTGAGCTGCGAGAAATGTCTCAAAGCGCGCATCGTGGTTGCCGAGCGTCCAGATCAACTCTGCGCCAATTGAGGCTTTTTCAATATTGCCCATGAACTCCTTGCAGGCCTCCAACTCCTCCTTGATGGTTGGCGTATTAGACCAGCCAATGCGGGGGTGGCGTGATGCCTGGGAGCCGTCAAACACATCGCCATTAGCAATAACGACTTTGGGTCTGAACTCTTTGATAATCATCAAAAGCGCTTTGTATGCTGTGGTGTAATCGTCTGGCCAGAAGTGGGCATCGGAGAATACGACTACGCGCCCCTTCTCCATCTGGATCTCACGCCTAGCATGGTGCGGAGTTTCCTCGGATCGGCTAACTTTAATGTTATGGTACTGGAGTTTGTCTTTGCCGATGCCTTTTGCCTCTAAAACAATGTTGTTTCTAGACTCAATCGCACGTCTGCGCTTTAATAAATTACGATAATTAATGTTAAGTTTCTTTGCCATCTCAACCGCGTTAGGAGCGGCGTTCCATTCGGCTATAAATTCTGCCTCTGTTAGGTGATATCCTGACATAATTACCTTAAATAATTTTGCATATTGTTGTTTATACAGTATATTTGTAAAAATATCATTAAAAAGGTTATCTATGTCACGTACCAAAGAGGCTAGTTCTAAGGCAATTCCCTCTACAGGTCTGAACCTAGACTTCTCCAAGAGCCCAGAGGTATACAAGTTTCTCACGTCTAACGCATTTGTGCGCGGGATGATGGGGCCTGTGGGCTCCGGCAAGTCATATGCTTGCGCTGCTGAGGTGTTTATCCGCGCCATTCAGCAAAAGCCTAGCCCTATCGATGGCATCCGATATAGCCGTTTTGTTATCGTACGAAACTCGTACCCTGAGTTAAAGACTACCACAATCAAGACCTGGTTAGACCTGTTTCCCGAGAACACGTTTGGCCCAATGCTGCATACGCCGCCGATTACGCACCATATCCGGCTGCCTGCTAGAGACGGCGCAGCTGGTATTGATGCAGAGGTTATCTTCCTAGCGCTTGACCAGCCAAAAGACGTGCGAAAGCTGTTATCCCTAGAGCTAACGGGCGCGTGGGTTAACGAGGCGCGTGAATTACCGAAGGCTGTAATCGATGGTCTTACACACCGTGTGGGTCGATACCCAACTAAACGCGATGGCGGCGCAAGCTGGCATGGTATTTGGATGGATACTAACCCGATGGATGACGACCATTGGTGGTTTCGCATTGCAGAAAAAGAAAAGATGACTGGCCCATATGCTTGGAAGTTCTTTAAGCAGCCGGGTGGCGTGATTGAGCTGCCAGCTGAGGATCTGCCTGAGAACCCAGAGGCAAACGACTGCATCTTTGCGTCCGGCAAGTGGTGGCAGATTAACAAGAAGGCTGAAAACGTGGCCAACCTACCCGCTGGCTACTATCAACAGATGCTGCTGGGTAAGAATCTAGACTGGATCAGGTGCTACGCAGAAGGTAAGTACACCTATGTGCAAGAGGGTAAGTCGGTGTGGCCAGAATACAACGATAATATTATGTCTGGCCCTACTGAAGTAGATCCTACGGTGCCAATCCAAGTCGGTCTTGACTTTGGTTTAACCCCAGCCGCGGTGATTGGGCAGCGTTTGCCGTCTGGTACATGGCAGATTATCGATGAGATTGTTACTTTTGATATGGGGCTAGAGCGTTTTGGCCACCAACTCATATCAGAGCTCAACGCTAGGTATCCCGGTATACAAGTACTTGTATGGGGCGACCCTGCTGGTATGGCTAGAGATGCCATATATGAGGTAACGGCCTTTGACTTCCTAAAGACGCTAGGTCTAAAAGCCCAGCCTACGCCATCAAACGACTTCAAGGTGCGCCGAGAGTCGGCTGCCGCGCCCATGCAACGCCTAATTAACGGTAAGCCAGGGCTATTGGTTGACACAAAATGCAAGATGCTGCGTAAATCCTTGGCGGGCGGCTATCACTTTAAACGGATATCGGTAGGATCTGGCCAAGAGCGCTTTAAAGATGCGCCGAATAAGAATGAGCACTCCCACGTAGGTGACGCGTTTGGCTACTTGCTGCTAGGTGGGGGCGAATACAAGCGCATGACCCGTGGGCCAGCTGGGCAAAGCAAGACTTTTATAGCTCAAACCGTAGCCAACAGCGACTTTGATATCTTTGGACGATGAAATTTCATATCCCTTATGAGGTAATGAATGATGAGATGCACAAGCGCAGAGGTATGTACTATCTGCCGTTTGTGCCTGAGCATTTTGACCATTTAGATTTTGACCACAAAGAGATATCGGTCTTATCTCACGTATACAACATTAAGTCTATGGTCTCGCAGCAGGCACAGATGGGCGTTGCGTTTACTGCGTTTAGACACAACAGGCCTATAGCAGTTATTGGTGTAGTAAACATCTGGCCAGGAGTCGGTGAGCTGTGGAGTATCTTTGATAATCAAGCCAGAGACATACCAGCAACAATGCTTAAATCAGCTATTCGATTTAGCGATATCGCAATTAGATATCTCCAGTTGCATAGATTACAAATAACTGTTAGAACTGACGACAATAGGGCGTTCAGATATGCAAAAGCGATTGGGTTTGAAACTGAGAGCGTGATGCAAAAGTACGGCCCAGATCAGATTGATTACTTACTTATGGCGAGGTTTTGATATGGGTGGATTATTTGGCGGCGGCGGTGGCGGCCCAGATATGTCAGGTCAGATGGCTGCACAGCGCGAAGAAAACGCTAGGCTAAAACAACAAGCAGATGAGGAGCGCAGAGAGCTGGCCGAGCAGGCAGCTGGTCGCGTTACAGCTCGTAGACGCGGCGGCTCAAGAATGTTGTTGGCAGATACGCGCTTAACTCCAGAGACTGGTGTTGAGCAAACTTTAGGTGCAAATAAAGGAATGGGAGTTTAATCATGGGTGGAGCAGTTAAAGCAGTAGGGCAAGCAGTTGGCCTTGAAAAAAAACCAAGCGCACCAGCGGCGCCAGCACCAGTCCCAGCGGCTGAAGAGCCAAAGGTAAATAAAGCAAGCGCAGCTGATGAGATGATGGGCGCTCGTATGCGTGGCGCTCGCCGCCGTGGTCGTCAACTTTTATCTGATGCACGTTTAAATGCAGAGTCAGGAGTAGAAACTTTAGGCGGGGGTAATAGCCTTGGACAATAAAGCAAAGATGCAGAAAAAAGTTAGCAAGGTTATGCGCGAGTATAAAGCTGGCGGTTTGCATTCTGGCAAGGGTGGCCCTGTTGTTAAGGATCAAAAGCAAGCCGTAGCTATTGCTATGTCTGAAGCTGGAATGGAAAAGAAAAAATGAAAGCTGGACTATACGCCAATATTCACGCCAAGCGTGAGCGCATTGCTGAAGGCTCTAAGGAAAAGATGCGTAAGCCTGGTTCGCCTGGCGCTCCTACTGATGCCCAATTTAAGCAGGCAGCTAAAACTGCAATGAAGCCTAAGAGCAAGTAATGGCCATTACAGTTGAGCGTGAGTCGCTTACTACCAAATCTCGCCATGTTTCTCCAAGCTACGTTGATAAAGATAACGTACAGACTCTTGCGAGTTCGGATAGACCGTTCCCGATTGTAGATGTAAACCATCTGCGGTTGCATGAGGGAAGAGCGTACTACGTTTACAAGATGTACCCATACGCTGCTGGGTTGGGTGCTGGTGCAAGTATTGATATAGCAATTGCGTGGCCAGCCAATTACTCTGCCCACGCTGTTTGTGATTATGGTGGATCTGGTGAGTCTGAGTTTTTTGTATACGAGTCACCAA